ATTCGTGTTCCTCAGGACACTGCTAAAGAATGGAAAGGTTATTTAGAGGATCGTAGACCAGGGTCCAACGCAGATCCATACAAAATCATTTGTGAGATAGTTAAATCATTGGATACCACTCATCAAATCTACGAAGTGAAAAACATGATGAACACATATGTTGATACAAAAACAATAGAAGGAAAGTACGGAACAATGAGTAACGATGAGTTGTTGAATGAATATAAACAAGATAAGGCGGAATAATGGAACACGTTAATCATCCTCTACATTATGGAGGGAAAGACAATCATTACGAAGCAATCAAGGTTATTGATGCTTGGGATTTAGGTTTTAGTTTAGGAAATACAGTAAAATATATTAGTCGTGCAGGAAAAAAAGGGAAAGATAAAGAACTCGAGGATCTCAGAAAAGCGTTATGGTACCTCCAACACCACATCGAAACACTCGAAAAAAACAGGTCTTGATAGAGAGATCAGTGTCTTAGACGCGATCACAACACCAAACGAGTTGATGAGAGAAACTCTCATTAATTTTATTTGGGGATTTTTAGGAAATTCTATAGTTGTATTCGTTGCAAAAGAACTGGACTTTTTAGTTTTAATAAATTATATTGTTTATTACATTCTAATTTCTTATATTGTAAATAGAAAAAAATACGAAACCATGTTGGGAAAATTTATTGTACTTCCTGGTTCAGCTGCAGCAGGTGCTTACACAGGATATAAAGTTGCTCAAATGTTAACACAGGCACTATGAGTTGGAAATATGATCCGAACTACTTTAGAAGGAAGTTAAAAAAAAGTGATCAAACAATTTACAGAATAATTGCTGTTTGTATTGCTGTTGGTATTTTGGTATCGACTTGGGCATTTGTAATAGAATTAATAAAAATAATATTTTAAAAATGATTGAAACAGGAAAAATAATAAATGGCGATTGTATTGAGGTTATGAAAACACTCTCTGAAGGATCTGTAGATTTGGTTGTTACATCACCTCCATACGGAGTAGGAATAGATTATGATGTTTATGAGGACAACATTGACTTCAACGACTATCTTGAGTTTGCTAAATCATGGTTGAGTGAAACATATAGAGTTCTGAAGGACGATGGAAGAATTGCCCTTAACATCCCTTATGAGATCAATCGTCAAAAGAAAGGTGGTCGTATCTTTTTTGTTTCAGAGATGTGGCAAATTATGAAAGAGATTGGTTATGGGTTCTTTGGTATTGTTGATTTAGAAGAACAATCACCACATAGAAGTAAGACCACAGCTTGGGGTTCTTGGATGAGCCCATCATCACCTTATATTTATAACCCAAAGGAGTGTGTAATATTGGCATACAAAAACAAACACATTAAAAAAGTAAAAGGACAACCTGAATGGACAGGTGAATTGACTGAAATCGAAAACGAGGATGGTAGTAAACGAAATAAGATGGTTTATAGTGAAAACGATAAAAAAGAGTTCATGGAACTTGTGTTTGGTCAGTGGAATTATTTTGCTGACACTAAATCTCTTACTAAAGCAACCTTCTCAATGGAAATCCCGACCAAAGCAATCAAAATATTATCATATAAGAACGATATAATTCTGGATCCATTTGTCGGGTCAGGAACTACATTGGTTGCGGCTCAGATATTAGGTCGTAAATGGTTAGGTATTGAACTATCTCAAAAGTATTGTGAAATTGCTCGGGGTAGAGTTGCCTCTTTCATCTTGGATTCGACTCAAAAGGGTTTAGTACTTAATTAGAATTTCGTCCCCTTCACTTAAGTTATATTTTTTACAATCACCAGATGGTAATTCTAAAACTAAATTACCATCTCCTTTGAATCGAGGACAATTATTACTATCTGATTTATTACAAGGTTTACAATCATGGTGTATTTTTGATATTCGATCGTTTTTTATAAAAATAATATCCAAAGGAGTGATACAATTTTTCATCCAAAAATTGTGAGTACCTTCACCCATCATAAAAAGTAAACCATCAAAATTGTGATCAAACTTTTTACCCATCATTCCTGAATTAATATCTTTTTGTGAAATCAAACATTTCACGTTATAAAAGTTATTGTTTATCATTACTCTCATATTTATAAATATATCATGAAAACATTTAAAAGATCTTCGGGTGTTCTTGTAAAAAAAGGAAATCAAGTTTTACTATGTAAAAGGGCGCCAAATCAAAATTTTGAAAGGAAATGGTCAATTCCTATGGGAGGTATTGAAAGAGATGAAACCCCAATAAATGCTGCTCATAGAGAATTTTTCGAAGAAACAAATTTAAAAATAGATGATGATTTGAAACTAGTCGGATTCATCAACAAATATACAAAAGAATCGAAAACTAAAAGAGGTATTGTTTACGTTTATCTTTTAGAAAGTGAGGACGATGAATTTTTACCTGATTTAGAAAACGCTAAAGATGGGTATGAACATACAGAATGTAAGTATTTTTACAAAAATAAAATGCCCTTGGATGAAAAAAATGAAGATTTAATTAAAATTATTGAAAAAATATTGAAATAATTTTTGTATCTTTGTTTTATGAGAACAATATCCTTAAACATTGTGGTTAATTCACACTTGAGTGATTCCTTAATTGAAGTCACTTTTAATCCTAAACTCGCTAAAGACAGAATCAGATTTGTTAAAATATTAATAAATCGTTATCCTAACCTTGATCAAAGAATTAGTGAAGAAACCCTTAATAAAATTTGGGAAGAAGAAATTGGTTTTTAACTTAAAAAAATGTTCATAAATAGTTTTTTATTTCAGAATTTTCAATTACCTTTGTTATATGAATAAGACAGGATACAACATAAAAATAATGAATGAAAAGTTTGGAGATTTAATCAACGAAACATTTGTTGATCAAACACAGTTTAAGTTATTTTTGAAAATGGTACACGCAAGTGTTGAACTTAAGGAAGATTTAACTTTTTTCAACGGGGAAACTTTCTATGTTCACATACCCTCTAAAGTTTTGAATGATTCTGTAATTGTTACAAAAGTTTTAGAACTCAATTTGAATGAACAAGTTAGAAGTAAAATCGAAGCTCTTGTTACAGTTTAGTTTCTTTGTTTGAGTTAAAAACAAAGTGGTGGAGTCGATCCATTTTGGACGACCTTGTAGAAAAGGTGAATCAGTTCACCTTTTTTATTTTAAGATATTTATAATAGTATGAAAAAAGTTGTTATATCACAAAATCAAGCAAGTTTTATTTCCAAAGTTTTTTTAAAAGAGGCATTAGGGGTACCACAATCTATTTTAGATTCGGGTGAAAAATTATATGATCAGATTTTAACCAATTTAAAATCGATTACGGAAAAAGAAGAAGAGTATGAATTTACAGGTAACCTTGACTTTGAGATTGGAGATAAAAAAAAGAAAAAAATAACTTCATACGAATTGACAGTCATTACAGAAACATTTGAAAATTACAATGAAAAACCTCAAGTAATCTCGATGACAGTTGGAACGAATTTTGCATTCGACAGAACATTACTTAAAAAAGTAACAGAACCATCTACCGAGTTACACATGTCAATTACCTTTGCAGTCTCAGAAGATTGGGAACCAAACGAGTTATATGAATTTTTTCAAAATCATAAAGTAGAACAAACGGCATCTTTAGCACACGAAATAAAACATATGTATGACAAACAAGTTAGACCAACAGCTATGGTTGGTCATGACGCAGAATATCAAGCAACACAACACAAAGATAGTTTCGGAATACCAATAATTGATCATGTTTTTTTTAGAAACATGTATTTTGTTGCTGTTGCAGAAAACTTAGTAAGAACAACGGAAATTGCATCACAAATGAAATCATTGAATGTAACAAAGAAAAATTTCGAAAATTTTCTGAAAAATGAAAGAGTTTATAAAGAACTTGTTGGAATCAAAAATTTCACATTTGAACATTTTATTTCTGAATTGAAAGATCAAATGTTCAGAGTTGATGCACTATTAGAACACATTGACGAAGACCCAAGTGAAATGACCGATGATGAAAAAATTAAACGAGTTTTGGAGATAGTCTACATATCAATTGTTAACACAAGAATGCAATTCTTTTTGGATATGACATCGAAAGGAACTGATAATTTTATTGAGTTTGGTCAGCAAATGGGAATTTTACCTGATTTTATGAAAGATGAGGCAATTGCATTATCTAAAGTTAATGAGGTTAGAAAAAACTTTTTGAACTTTACAACACGATACGAAAAAAATCCAATCAAGTTTTTTAAAGACGAATGTAAAAAATTTAACAGAGTTGCTGATCAGTTATTAAGAAAAGTTAGTAAATTATATGATATGGCAAAAGATGATGAGGTGAATGAATCAATTATAAACTGGGAACTTCATCAACAATTAATGGAAAAAAAATATGGTAAAAGGAAAATATCCACAACATATAAATATTAAAAATAATAGTACAAACATTTGTTTTGCTAAATTCATAATTCTCAATATACACTTCAACTAAATTCTCAAAGATTTTAAGAGGTCTGTGGTTTACCCAAAAGAAATTAAAATAATACAAGGTATCAATTTGTTATATGTGTTAGATATAAAACTTACATCAGGTATTTATTATCTATAAATAATCACAGATAATAATTCAACTAAAACCCTAAAACTAATTAGATGATAACACTATTTTTTTTATTAGTATTATTCATTTTGGGATTTTTTTTTATTGACCTTTATGAAACACTTGATTTTATGTGGGTAGAAAACAAAAATCTGACTATTTTTATTCTCTTAATTTCATTCGTGTTAATCTATTATTTTCTTTATGATTATGTTTTATTTATAATTTATTTTTTTTTTGACACAAACTTGTATAATTAAAATAATTTTTATAGCTTTGTTTAATGAAAAATCTAACAACAGAATATAAAACATTAGGTCAAGCTCTTCAAGCTAAATCTTACGGTGTTTTCAAAAACGACAAAGATGAGTATTGTAATGTGCGCTACTATTATGTTGCTAATAAAAAAAAGTTCCAAATCATATTTTCAAAAGGATTTGGACCCAATGATATTGTAACAAGATTTGCAATCAATACTACATCCGAAAAAAAAGTTTTAAAAGTTTTAAATTCCGAAAATTTTATATTAGTTGATTGATGAAAAAACCCTGTAAAGAATGTCCCCATCTTATTCGTAATCGTCATAATGATATGATTGTGGAGTTCGGAAAAAGAACTGGAAAGAAACACAACTGTCATATGACAGAAGGAAAAAAAGATTTGTGGAATGTAA